CCCTTCGGCGTGGTTGAATTGTCAGTCCACAACAAAGTAAGGAAGATTCTTGTACTGGCTAATGTCGGGGGCTTTTGTTGTAGGCCGGAAGGCGTTGCGCCCAGTCTGTTCCTTGACCTGCTCCTTGCAGATTCGACAAGCATCCTTGGCGTTGTCCGCGCTGACAAACATGTGTTCCAAATATTCGTGGCGGTTTTTCTTGATCCAATAAAACACCTGATAGTTTTTCATTTCAATTTCCTCCTGCCTGTTGGCTGCATTCAACTTTTTGAACTTCTTTTGCAAAAAAAAATATGTTCGATGCGTTGTTCAACTTTTTGAACTCTGCCATTATTATACTGCTATAATTTTATTTGTCAATACCGAAGTTCAAAAAAATTAAACTTGCATATTGCAAAGTTGAACTTTCGGTGATATAGTATGTTTTGGAAAGGGAGTGATATTATGAGAGTTCCGATATACAGCCGTATTCAAAATGCAATGGATATAAGGAATATGAAGGCTGTTGACATCTGCGAAAAGACAGGCATTCCAAAATCTTCAATGTCTATGTATTTGTCTGGCAAAGTTGAACCGAAGTCAGATCGCCTATACAAAATCGCAAAATGTCTTGATGTAGCTGAATCATGGTTGCTTGGCTATGATGTTCCAATGGAAAGGACAAAGGCGCAAAAAAATAACGATGCCATTTCTGACATCGTTCTAAAATTACGCAGTGATGAAGAATTCCTATCTATTGTAGATAAGATCAGTAAGATGGATTCCGAAAAGCGGAAAAGCCTGAATGCTTTTCTGGATTAAATGCCTGTGGATGCTTTGAGCATGATTTGATGAACAAGGTCTAACAGTTCGACATCATTGCATCTTTCCAATAGTTTGACAATTTCGTGTATGTATGTTGACTTATCCATTTTAGACATCCTTTCATTGGAGGGGAACTAATGTTCTACGGGTTAATTTTACGAAATTGCAACAAAATTTGAAACCAGAAACAAATGCCATTTTTGGAAAAGGTTGCCCGGCCACCGTGCCACCGAATGACCGGGCGTGTAGCAGCTCGTGAGTTGCAGCCCCTCACCTGCTATGGTTCCATAATAGAGCGAATTTTCATAAAAAGTAAACACTCAAACCGGGATAATCTATGTTACAGACGAATTAAACGATGTAAGGAAAGAATAACGGGAGATTTTTATGGAAAAGCAGACTATTATTCAACAAATTCAGCCACAATGCGACAACCTTTATAAGAACATCAAGGACGCAGCGATGACGCAGCATAGGACGCACCGTGAGATTGTGGAGCATACAGGCGTTCCCAGGTCTACCGTTGCAAAGTTCCTGTCCGGGGCACTGGCAAGCCCCAGCGTGTTTTATATCGCCGCCCTGTGCAAGTATCTGAATCTTTCTATGGATGGACTGTTTGACACAGAGCCGCAGAGTGAGCGGGAAGCGGGGGAGAACGCCGACCTTCAGGCCAAGCTAAACAGCGCAGAACAGCAGATAAAGCACCTGAACGAAAAGTGCGGGATGCTTCAAGCAGGAATCAAGGAAAGACAGCCCGTTATTTATGGGCTGGCTGGCCTGTGCATATTCCTTTCCGTTTCCCTGTGCGGATATATCGCGCTGGACATCAGCGATAGGGATCACGGCCTTTTTGTTGCAAACAGATTCCCCGTAATTGGGTGTGCGCTGTGTATTCTCATTGGTGCCGCCGTCTTTGGGTTTCTATACTATATTGCAAAAAACAGAAGAAAAAAGGATAAATAGAAAGACATTTTAATATAATCGAACAATAACCTAAGAAAGAAGTTGATTTTTTGTATTATCAACCGAAGATAGATTTCAAGCCCGAAGAAGTCATTGACTATTTAAGAAAGTCCCGGTCAGATGATCCGCTGCTGACGGTTGAAGAAGTCCTGTCAAAGCATGAAGCCATGCTTGACGAATGGGCAGAACAGCACCTTGGCGCTGTCGTGCCGGAAGAGAATAAATACAGGGAAGTTGTGTCCGGCGAAACCATAGCCGAACGCCCGGAGATCAACCGCGTTCTGCGCCTTATCGAATCGCCGCGATACAAGGCCGTGGCCGTGGTAGAGCCGCAGCGTTTGACCCGTGGTGACTTGGAGGATATAGGCCGATTGATGAAGCTGTTGAAGCACACCAACACGCTTGTCATCACACCACAGCGCATTTATGATCTACGCGATGAATACGACTGGGACGCTTTTGAACGCGAACTGAAGCGCGGAAATGACTACCTCGAATATACAAAGAAGATTTTGAACCGTGGCCGTCTGCTGTCCGTAAGCCAAGGAAATTTTGTCGGGAATACTGCGCCATACGGCTATGACAAAACCTTTGTGACAGAAGGGAAGAGGAAATGCCCTATCCTTGTCCCAAACAAGGAAGAAGCGGAAGTTGTGCGCATGATGTTTGACCTGTACGTCAACAAAGACATGGGATGCCAAAGCATCTGCAATCAGTTTGACGAAATGGGGATAAAGCCGCCAAAAGGGGAACATTGGTCGGCAAGCGCAATGACGAAGATGCTTCAGAATATTCACTATATCGGAAAAGTGAAGTGGAATCATCGGAAAACCCTGACCATCGTGGAAGAAGGTGAATTCAAGAAAACCCGTCCTGTTGCCAAAGTTGGGGAATATCTGATCTATGACGGCAAGCATGAAGCCATCATACCCGAAGACCTTTTCAATGCTGCGCAGGCGAAGAAGGGGAGAAACACACGGCAAAAGCCGCACACGAAAATAAGAAACCCGCTTGCAGGTTTGCTATTCTGCCAGTGCGGAAGGGCAATGTCTTTGCGGACATATATGAAGGACGGCGTTGAACGCTCTGCGCCACGGCTATTGTGTGATGGGCAGTCCATATGCAAAACAACGTCCTGCAATTATGATGAAATCATCGACAAAGTAAAGGATATCCTGCGCCAGTGCATCCATGATTTTGAAGTCAGAATCAAGAATAATGATGGGGATTCAGCAAAGCTTCACGCCAACCTGATTAAGCGCCTGAAAGCGAAAAAGGAAGAGCTGGACAAAAAAGAGATTGCCCAATGGGAAGCTCAGGCCGATCCTGACCCATTAAAGCGGATGCCGGATCACGTCTTCCAGGCACTCAACGCAAAGCTGCTGAAAGAAAAAGAGGAAGTGCAACAGGCACTTTGCAAGGCTTACGAATCCATGCCCGAACCTGTTGACTATGAAGAAAAGCTTATGCGTTTCCAAGCCGCCCTTGATGCACTGGATGACCCGGAAGCAACAGCAGCACAAAAAAACAAGCTTCTGAAAGCTTGCATTGAAAGGATTGATTATAAGCGTGAAAAGGCCGAAAGGATCAAAAGCAAACAGGTCAGATATTATGATCCTGTCTTGAAAAAAACACGGAACAAATCACCGCTGAAAACAGGCGGAAACTGGACCGCGCCTGAGATCGAACTTGATGTGAAGCTAAGGGTGAAGTGAAGGTGTATTTTTTTACCCTTCATTTCCATCATCAGCGTTCGTGTTCAACCGCGCATGACTGATGGATATAAACAAAACAAGGAGCTGAAACCATTGAAAACGCTGGGATTGCTTGAGAAGCTGTTAGTCGCTGGAATGATAACCGAAGGGGAATACAAGGAGAGAAAAGCGGTGTATGTTGAATCTCTGCTTGAGCTGTACTGTCTGGGGATTATAACACAAGAACAGATGAATGAAAAGCTGAATAATTGAAGAATGACTTTGAAGCGCTGACAATCTGTCAGCGTTTCTTATTTGCTGAAATAAACAAACAGTTGGAGCATATTTTGTGAACTAATCCGAAATTGTTGCACAATTTCACAATCACATTGATTTTAGGCGTTTTCGGAATTATCATATAATCACTTTAGGAGAAAGGGGATTCATCATGGTTTGCCCTAACTGCGGAAGCGAAAATGTAACTGTATCAATGCAACAGGTTTCCAGCAAAACGAAAAAGCACGGCGTTGGATTTGGTGGTCACATGAACAACATGGCACGTGGAATGACCGCTGTTTGCACTCTTGGTATGTCAAACTTGGTTTGGAAGAAGTCGAAAGGCGGCGAAAAAACCAAGTTTGAAAATCAGAAGGTGTGCCTTTGTCAGAAATGCGGGAACTCTTGGGTAATTGAATAAAGCGCACAAAAAAGAAGGGGAAGGCCGAAGCCTTCCCCTCTTTGCGTTAGACGATGAATGAAATGTCGATTGGTAGCCATGTGTTGTTTGGAGCGTCAGCCCATGCAGAGCCGTTTCTATACCGGGCGAAACGCACAAGCCCCGCAGCAGTAACGGTGCAAAGCCAGATTGCCGTTCCGCTGCCCTGACAAATGAAATTGCCCTGCACTTCCGGCCTGTACCCATCCGGCAGTGTTGTGATGGTCACATTGTCCGTGCCGCCCGTCAAGGTTGCCTTCGGCGTGACAACGCCCTTCAAATAGACAACGCCGCCGACCTTCCTATATCGCAAAGTGTTTCCGGCGTTTGCGGCGTATGTCTCAAAGTCGCTTGTGAGCTTTGCCGTTATCCATCCGGGATTTGCTGTTATCTCATACCCGTTGCGGAAGATGACCGGAAGGCCAAATTCAATGCCTTCCGTAAGCTCTGACACCTTGCCAAAGGCAAGGCCGCGCCCGGAAGAATTGAAGTCAAGGAGCGTGAACGCCGTGGGTATCTCCACGGTTTTTCTGATCGTGGTGAAATAATCTGTCACCGACAGTCTGACATCATAGGCAGAATCAACGTTCAGATCGGCACCGGTTATCAGCGTTGTTGATAGGGTGTACCCCGTGCCTTCCTTCAGCTTTATCCATGTGCTTGATGCCCTTGCCTTGTATTCCAGAACATATTTGCTTGTGTTTTGATTTGAGACAGGGGAGATATTGAAGCCGAAGCCGATTTTGCCGTGAGTACCGTCATAGTTTTCCGTACCGTCTGCCAAGCATCGCACAGCAGATATGCCACGGATGACCGGCGCGGCGTAGGCAATGACCGTCAGCGTTTTGGTGGTTTTGGCCGTGCGCCCTCTGCTGTCGGTAACGGTGACTGTCACGGCCTTTGTGCCGCTGGACAGTGTGCCGGTGATAGGAGCTGCGCCGGAATAGGATTTCCCGTCCACGGTGGTCTTGTACGTCTTGATGGTGGAGCCGTAAGCCCCAGCCGCCACAATGCCGATCTTGACCTTGGACTTGCCCTGCACAAAAGCGCCAAAGTTAGCGGCAAGGCCGGAAACCGTTTCCGTCATGGAAACGGTTGAAATGGTAGGCACAATAGCTGCCGGGACGCTGGCCTTGAAGGAAACCGTCTTTGTGCCAATCAGCGTACTGCCGTTATAGGTCTTACAGGTGATCGTGCAGGTGCCGCTTGTCCCGGATGGAATTTGACTTGCAAGGGAAAGCGGCACTTCCCAAGCCTTACTTGTACCAAGGCCGCTGCCAATCGTGCCGGTTGCGTTGCCGAACTTATATGTCAGCGTATGCGTGAAGGCACCTGCCGCCCTTGGCATATTGATTGTGATACTTGATCCCATGTTCACGCTGTTTGCTGACAGCGTGGGTGTGGTTGCCCGTGGAATGGTGTCAAATGTGCCGCTGCCGGATGCCGTAACATCACCATAGTATGTGCCGCCCAGCGTGACCTTGATTCCGATGGTAGACGCAAAAGCACAAGTCTTGCTTCCGTCTGCATTATGTGCTATGGTGACAGCTTTTGTGAATAGCGTTTTTGTCTGATTGCCGGAAAGAGCCGCAGAGAAAGAAAACGTGTATTTCGTCCCGTTAATGGTCAGACTGCCGCTTTTGCTTGCGCTGCTGTTGATGGTGTAGCTTGCGCCGGTGGAAACAAGCTGCACCTTGACCGTGACGCTGGATGTGTTGTTTGCCGCAGACTGACTGCCAACCGTCCAGACGATTTTCATTTGATAGCCCGTCCGAATCGCCTTTGTGATCGTTCCAGATGCCGCCATATCAACCACCTACCTTCTTGAAACTCAAATTGTTATTTGCCCTTGGGATAAAAGCAAAGTTCCCAAGCTGAAGGGAATGGAGAAAATGGCCGTCTGTTACATACAGCTTATTGTCTGAGAAATAAGCCACTTCAACAGCGTCCTGAAGGAAAGATATGCGGTCATTGCTGATTTTCAGTTCCAGTTCATTTCCGACCTGACCCAGCAGAATTGAGCCGTCAACAAATCGGATGTATTTGCGGATTTCTTCAAACTCTGCATCAGCACCCGCCGCCACAGCATCAATGTCAGCGCTGAATTGATTGAACTGGATTTCCACGCTTTCCTTCGTCTGTTCGATTTCTGTACTGACAGAGGAAACAAGCGCGTCCGTCTGATCCTTCAGGTAGTAGTTTTCAGCGACAACGGATTTGATATTTTCTTCTGATACCTGCAAGGATGCAAGCAAATTCTGTTCCACGTTGTAAATGGCCGTAGAAGCCGTTTTGGACGCATTTTCTATTTGCAGTATAATTTCACCCTGTGCGCCGGAAACGCCAGCCAGCGCCCCGGAAATGCCCAAGAATACCCCGCCAAGCGTCAGTTTGTTCGCTCCTGGCTCCAACAGCTTCAAAGATAGCCTTGTTACAAGGAAATTCTGGTCAATGCCGTGCGGCGAACTCTCCACTTTGACGTATGTACCCAAATGAAAACTGCCGAAGGAAGCGTCTACGGTTGCCAAGTCAGCCGCCGTCAGTTCGATGGTTTCAGGCTGGTTGACAAGTTCATCAAGATATGCGTTGCCTTTTGCCAGCAGGTTTGCTGCTTCCGTCACGTCATCCCATGTATGCGTTGCGAAGATAAGGCCGTATTTGTCAGCACCTTCTTCATCAACGATGTAATCAAGGCCGTCATTGACAGAAGCGATTGTCAGGCGGTTGTCTGTGTCCTTGCCTTCATCGTCCTTCAGTTTCGCCCCCAGCGGGATCAGAGCCGTTGCAATGTCCGCGCCCTTCCGGCTCCGCTTCAGATCAAGCAGGTTCTTCCCAAATGTGATCTTCTGCGGAGAAAGAAGCGTGAAGTCTTGCAGGTAGTCAATATAGTTGATATAGCCTTCATGCCGGATGACGATATACCCGCCCAGCAGGTCAATCAGCTTCTTTTGCAGTTCTGTCCATGTATCAACATGGTCGATGTTTGACCGGACGATATAATCATTCGGATCAGTGACCGTGACATTTCCGACAGTGAACCATTTTGCTTCCTCCACTTGTGCATTGTGGTTATCTACCAGCAAATTCAAGAAGCCTTCAATCGTCCCGGAATAGTCGTATGGTCTTTGTACGCTGTCCAGAAGGAAAGCAAGCTCACCTTCGCAGATGACACGCTTTTCATTGTAGAAGCCGATTTCATCATCAAGGACACGCCCACGGAAAATCAGATAGTCATCCTGATAAACCGTGATGATCGACCGCAGCTTTTGAATAGCGCTGTATTGTGGATGATCGGGATAAATTGTGAATAAGAAACTGCCGGTCTTGTTCAGCTCCAATTCCACGGAAGGACTGAATATTTTCAGGCTTTCCAGATTGCTGTTATACAGCGTCAGGCCGTCACAATATACCCAGTACATATCACAACCCCGCTTCCTGATAAGAAAAGGAAATGGTTCCTTCTCCTGTCGCGGAAACGCTATTGTTTCCGGCTTTTAATTCCAGTTCCGGCAGGGTATAGCTGCCGCTGCCCAAATCCCAAATATTGTATGTATCGTATACGATGTGCAGAGGGTTTTCGGCGTTAATCACCACTTCCGGCACAACACGCCTGCGGAGATTGGGCAGGGAAAGGGTGCTTTCGCCGCTGACGGCCTGCGTGATAACCGTTTTTGCCGCCTTGTACTTCCACGGCTCACAGTCACATTCTACGGCAATTTTCCCAATGTTCTTTTCGTTGGTAAATCCGGAAACGAAGCATCTTCCGACATAGTAAAAAAGCGGATCGTCATCAAGGACGATCCGCATTTTTTTACCATGTATCGCATTTTTGATAGTTGAAAACAATGTAAGAAATTCGCTTTGTGGCACAATGGTTGAAAACTGAAATTTGTGTGTGCAGTCCTCATATTTTGGCTCACCGAAAAAATCAGTCAGGTCAATGGAACCGTCTGCACCTTCCACATCAATTTTCATCGTTTTGGTTTTCGGGGCTGCAATCTCTTTTGAACTCAAAATCAAGCTAAAATCATCATAGCTGTGATATGTCCCAAAAGTGACCCCGTTCATTGTATCAACCGCCCTTCATGATTCAGATTTCAGACAGCTTCTTCCCGTGTACTGCGTACATCTTGCCATTCAGGATGCAGAGGGCTTCCATCTCGCCGCAATCGGCGTTGACAAGCTCCATGTTCTTCACCTGTACGGGATCAAGGGAACCGGTCCCGGTGTCCAGAAGGCCCCAGCCGTCAGCAATCATTTCCGGGGTCAGCTTGCAACGGTTAGGATCAAGCATGACAGGATGGCCCTGCTCCCGCAATCTGCGGTTGCACTCGTCCAGGGTGATTTCACCCATAGCGTAAGCGTTGATGATCTCAATAGTAGTCTTCATGGTAATTTCTCCTTTCATTCAACCGGCAATGATTTCAGCAGCTTCTTCCTCGGTCAGTTTGCCCTTGTTCACGGCATTCTGTACCATTTCGGCAGTCCACAATCCCATCTTATACCACTTCTTGATTTTGTCCTTCATGGCTTACCCCTCGCTTTCAATCAGTGTGTCGGTCATCAGCGCAGTATATGTGACCTGTGCTTCCAGGCGGTCAAGCTGTGTCGGCTCCGGCGTAGGTGCAGGTTCCGGCTCAGGCACAGTCCCGGCAGTCATGGAAGACACCACGCCGTTGTTTACGGTGATCCCAACGAAGGGGAAGGTGTCCGGGATGGTCAGCCCCTCCGGAATGACCGCCCAGCCGTCAGGGATCGCAGCGAATGTACCGGTCTGGTTTCTGTGCGCCCCGTTTTCCAGGGCGGCAGTCTCAATGATCGTCATGCGTTTTCCCTCCTTTTAGCCAATGGCAAACCAACGGTAAGTTTCGCCGCTGATGTTCAATTGTCTCTGGTGCATACCCGAACCGAACGGGGGGACGTACCAGCTAATTGTGTTTCCAGAGACCGTACACGGCCTGTCAAGAGAACCAGAATCATAAAACCCCTTCAGGGTATTACATCCTTCTTCCCAAAAGCCGTGGTATGTAGATAACGCAGAAGAAGAATCGTGAAAAACAAAAAACAGTTTCGGCGCAAAGCCGACATTGACCGTGTTTTTGTTGTCCGCTCCATAAGTTCCGGTTCCCACATAGCTTCCCATTGCAAGTTTTAAGTCTCTTGCTTTGATAAGCCCCCACAACGTAGCAAGGCCAGTTTCATCTAAAAACGCCATGTTTTTTCCCCCTTACTTGCAGATATTTTTGACTTGCTCAACGGTCAGCGTGTTATTTGCGTTGAGAAGATCAATCATGGTTGAGACGCTGAACAGGGCAACTGGACTTCCCGCGATCAGTCCGTCCAGCGGAATCCGCCAAAGCGGAAAGTCGTGCTGTGTTGCAGCTCCGTTGGTAATATCGCCTTCCGTGTGTGCCGGGTCAGAAGGATTGCTGCTTGCGGCAGTTCCTTTGATGACAACCAGGTTCACGGCTTCCACGCCAGACGTGGTGTTCTTGGCGTATCTCGCAACAATCAGGTCATTCCGCTTCATGCCCTGTGCGCCGTTTTCAATGGTCATGTCAACGTAGGTTCCGGGATCAAGCCGGACGAACCTGCCCTTCATCATCAGATCGCCGTCCAGAATTCGGACTTTGTTGTTGCTGATGACCTGGGCAGCAAGTTTGTTGCCGGTATTAAGAACAAATTCGCCGTTTCCGACCAACATAGCATTGAACGCAGCCTGGTCAATTGCGGTGATATGTTCTTGCCCTGCGTAGCCGGTTACTAAGTGCATATTTGCCAAGTTTATCACCCTTTCCTTATTTGCATATATTCTTGATTTGCGTTTCGGTCATGGCTTCGACAGAGTTACTACCGGCCCCCATATCGTCCTTCAATTCATCTAGTGTCCTGTGGTATATCCAGCCGGAAGCATCCTGCACACAGACCTTCGTCTGCTTGGAAGCGGAATGATTTGCCGCTGTACCTTGCAGCCATGTTCCAACGATGTACTGACCATACAAATCACCTGTCAGCGTTCCACCGGATTTGGGAAGATAATTGTCCAAAACTGATTTATCGACCGATCCGGGTTCACCCTTCAGGTTTTTGAAGGCAAAGGCGAATGTTCTTTTTGTTGAAGTTCCGCCAAGGGTGACAGTCACAGACGGCGTTCCAACATTTGCATCAACGGTAGCAGAAGCGCCGGTGATGGTTGCGTTTGTGCCTTTGTTTCCCTTTTCTCCCTGAATTCCTTGTTCCCCCTGTGGTCCTTGCGGCCCGGTTTCTCCGGTGTCACCCTTTGGCCCCTGCGGTCCAGTTGCACCAGTGTCTCCCTTTTCACCCTGGGGGCCGGTAGCCCCCGTTTCGCCCTTTGGTCCCTGTGGTCCGGTTGCACCGGTGTCACCGGTTTCTCCCTTTGGACCGGATTCCCCCTGCGGCCCCCGTGGGCCTGTGTCTCCGGTATCGCCTTTTTCGCCCTTCAGGTTTGCAGAGGATTTCCCGCTTGCAGAATTCACGGTCAGAGTAGTCCCGCTCCAAGAATGCGTAACAGATACGCCGTCTTTTCCGGCAGCTCCGGTATCACCCTTTTCACCTTTTTCTCCCTGTAAGCCTTGTTCACCTTGGATGCCTTGCTCACCCTGCGGTCCCCGTGGGCCTTGTGAGCCAGTGTCACCCTTTTCTCCCTTCAAGTCAGCGGAAGATGTTCCGGAAGCAGAAGTGACGGTCAGAACGGTGCCATTCCAGGAATGCGTGACTGACACACCGTCCTTGCCGTCTTTTCCGTCCTTTCCATCGGTTCCGTCTTTACCATCGGTTCCACTTGACCCGGAAGAAGCTCCGCTGTTTACGCCTTTGGAAACACTGCCCGTTTCCGTCTTGATGCTAATGGTGGCAATCCCGTTTTTGATGGTGACGATTTTCTTATTGATTGGGACTTTGATGCTAATATTTGCGACATTATCAGTTGCCCCGACCAAATCACCGACATCATACGGGTCATTCACATCATTGACATCAACGGACAAATCGTCCTGCTGAAGCAGTTCTTTCAGGCGCTCAGTGCCACCATTGATAAGCTCCGCTTCGTCTTCGGCGCTGGAATAGTCATAGACCGCCACGCATTCATCAATTCCGGTAAGTGTCTGCGTCCGGCTGATGTTTCCGTCACTGTCTGCGTACAGATGGACAACCAATCTTTCAGACAGATTTCCTTTTCCAAGGCAGATAAGGTGATTCACCGTGTTTGCCGTTCGCTTCACATCTAGGTCAAGCAGGTCAGCGTCAAGGCCGTCCTGGGCATAGTCAACGACCGGCACGACCGACAACAGGACTTTACCGCTGCTTTGCATACTCACAGACAGCTTCCCGCCCACGGCTTTCAGCATCTTCAAAATTCCGGCATACCCGCTGATATACCTATCCATCTTGTAGGTTGATACCGTAAGTCCAGAAGCAGCAGTTGAAACGCTGAACAGACTGGACAGGCCCATCCTGGAAACAAGACTGCTAACCACTGTGTTTGCGTCTCCACTGCAAATCAAATAGTCTTCGCCGGAATCTGGTTCAAGCACCTTGGAATCAAGGATGCCGTGCCACGTTCTCCCGTGATAAACAATTTCCTGTGTGCTGTTCTTGCTTTCTACGCTGTCAATGATCCCGCCATACTCTGTACCTTCAATGTACAGGTAATATCCAAAATCACAGCAATGATCGTCAATCCCAACGACACATTCAAAACTGTTTTCATCACTCCCGAAAGCCAGGTCAAATTCATAGTTTTGCAGAACGCCAATGTCTTTGCGCTCCGCATCCATATAAATCAAGTCCATTTCGGCTCCGACCTCTCTTCCAGCAGCGTAATGTCAACGCCATAGTCACCGCTGACAATTACATGGTTGGTTCCTGGCTCAATCTTTTCAAAGATATAGTGGTCTTTGTTCCGAAGATTGAAGACATTCGTAATGGCCCCGTCAACGTCTGTCAGAAGCACCTTCTTTGCGACAGAATCAATGGTCAGATATTCGCCTTCCCCAACATCACAGTTCACCTGGTACAGATGCCCGTTGATATACACGGAAGGATTTTTGCAAGCGCCGTAAATGACCATACGGAAGTTCGATCCAACAAAGCCCGTGTTGTTCATTTCCGCAGAACCGGAATAGAAATCATACGGGAAATCGAATTTCATATCTAAGTTCTGTCCAGCGCTTCCAGCACCCGTGTCACGGAAGGAATATGTGGTTTCCTTGACCCAATAGGGGAAATCCGTGGAAAGGGTCAGCGTTGCCTTCATCATGCGCTTTGTGGTCAGATAGTCCTTCTTCTGGCTCTTTGTCACGAAGCATCGGAAGTAGTAATCCCCCAGGATGATTTGACCGTGCTGCATGGCAAGGACATCCTTTTCCATGACTTCCAGCATCTTGTTCCTAGCAAGGATGCCTTTTTCTTCCGTGTCACAGATGATGGTCACAGGCAGCTTCCTATTGCTGACACTGCGTTGCAGGGAAGCAATCCGGTTGCCCCTTTTTGTGACCGTCCATTCGTAATCATGCAGGTCATTCATGTCAACAAAAATGCCGTCCTTGCCGAACTCAAAAACTTCGTTGACGTGGTTTTTGTATTTCAACTGTTCCAGCATTTTGTCACACCGCCTTTACCATTCTTGCGAATTCCCGATTGTTGATATCAAACTTCATGGATGCAAAGGCTTCCTTCATGGTATCGGGAAGCATATCAACAAGCAGTTCCAGAAGTTCAATGATCCGCTGTGCTTGCTGATTGTTGCCGCCGATTCCTGCCGCTCCCATGCCGTCAGAAGCGCTTGAAGCGTTAAAGCCGATGCTTGCCGCGCCGAAGTCAAGGCCGCTTGTGACACCATTGCGAACAGCGGAAAAGCTGTCATTCCAGCCTTCGCCAAGGCCAAGCGCCATGTTTTCACCAATACCGGCAAATACCTTGGACGGGCTATGAATGCCAAGGATGCTCTTCACGCCACTTACGATTCCGCCGAAGAATCCGCTAACCTTGGACATGAGCCAAGATGCCATGCTCTGGATGCCTTCCCATACGCCTTTGACAATATTTTTGCCAACTTCAAGGATTTGGCCGCTACCAGCAACAAAACCATTTACTATTGCAGCAATGATTTCAGGTATTCTTTCCACCAATTGCGGGATTGCTTTAACCAATCCACCAGCCAGCGCGATAGTAAGCCGGATTCCACCTTCAATCAACTTCGGTAGATTTTCTATCAACTTGTCAACAATCACATCAACCAGATTAAGCACACAGTTAATCAGTAAGTCGATGTTGTCAAGGATTCCGTTGACAAGTGCAATGACCAAATCCATACCAGCAGCAATGATTCCCGGCAGGTTTTCAAGCAATGTCTGCACAACCAGCGGAACGATTGTCTGTGATGCTTCAGACACAAGCTGTGTGATGCCCTGAACAATAACGTTTATGCGCGGAATGATGTTTTCGCCAACGGCAACAAGGCTATCAACAAAGTTGCTTGTCAGCGTCTTGAAATCTGCGTTATCATCAGCAATCCCAACAAGAAGGTTGCTCCACGCGCCTTTCATGGACGCAACAGATCCTTGAATCGTGCTTGCCGCTTCGTTTGCCGCGTACCCCTGCATTCCGACCATTTCAATGTAATCGACAAGTGCGCTTTGGCAGTCCGCAAGGTTTTCAATTTGGTATTCCGTGGCGCGTCCGTTGGCGGCGTTCCATTCGTTTACCTTGTCAATAACCTCCTGAAAGCCCTCTTTCGTGGGAGTGATGCCGATTTGCAGGTTGTCAAGCATGGTATAGTTGGACTTCATGATTCCGTTGAAGGCGTTCTGCACGGCTTCCTGAGAATTGCCGGTTGCAGCTACAACGTCCGCTTCAGCATTGATGATCCTGTCGGCAAGCTCCGCCGCCGCTTGTTCATTTCCGCCAAGCGCCGTTTTCAGGCCGGTTGCAAAGCCGTTCACCTGCTGCAAATATTCATTTTGGCTCATTTGCACAGTGCTATATGCGTTCTTTGCCTTGTCCGCGATAAAGTCATAGGCTTCGCCAAACATCAGTTCTGCGCCGCCTACAAGCTGCTCATAATCCGCATACGCCGCAATGGCTTGCTTCCCAACAGTCAAAACAGCAGCGCCACCGGCAGCAACGGCAGCAGCTCCAATCTTGCCCAATGCGCCTAACAGTTTAGAACTTTTTCGTTCTGCGTGTTCTGTGGTTTCGTCTACTTCATTTTTCGCTTTGTCCGCGCCGGAAATAGCGATTGTTCCAAGTAACTTGAAAATTTCCAAATGGCCTTCACCTTCTTTCTGTGAAGATAAAAGATAAAAGGCCACTTGAAAGCGGCCTTTTACCGTGTGTTTCCTCTCTGCGAATTTCTAAACCGATCTGACAGCCGCATATCAATAGCAGGTGTCAGTTCTCCGACCAAAACGCCAGAATCTAGCGTCACGCCGTGCGGCATAGACCGCGCCAAGAAGTCCATCAGAATCCGGTTTTGCTCAATCAGCGTTTTCCTGATTCCTTCGTTTTCCAGACTTACAGCAGAGCGGACATAATCAAGCAGTGTGTCAATGGGCGCAATGGCTTCCTTTCCGGCTTCTCCACCGCCAAGAAGTGTGTTGCCTACACTGCCGAAAATGGTTGGCCGGTCAAGGATGCCGCCTTCAGCATTCCATTTGACGTTGAAGTTCGGCAGCTTGCCCTTGCCAGCAATACCGAAAGGCGCTTTGCCGCCACTGACAGAGATTTTCGGGATTTTCAGGTTGCTGAAAATCTTGCCAATGCTCAACGGGAAAAAGCCCTTGATCTTGTCAATGGCTTTCTTCACAGCGTCACGCGCCCCATCAATCTTGTCAGCGATAGCGTCCTTGATATTGCCGAATGTGTTCTTGACCCTCGAAACAACGTCCTTCAGATCGTTGAACTTGCTCTTGATCCACTTGACAGCGGAGGAAGTAGCGGACTTGATCTTCTCCCACATCTTCAGCCAGAAGTTGCGGAATCCCTCATTGTTTTTCCAAAGGTACACAAAAGCTGCTACAAGGCCGATGACAAGCGACACGATCAGGCCGATGATATTTGCCTTCATAGCCAGATTCAGAGCTTTCACGCCGCCTGTAACAAGCTTCAGGGCGGTTGTGGCCTTGCTCATGATGCTGCCCCATTTCAGCACAAGGACGAACCCGGAAACCGTGACCGTTGCGGCAAGGATGCCAGCCGCCCACGTTTGCACGGTGGTTTTGTTCTGCTTGAACCATTTGATCATGTCCTTTATTTTGGCGATAAAGGATTGAAGCAGCGGCACGGCAGCGGCTACCATTTCAGCGGTCTTATTCTTGATAGCGGTCAAAATCGGTTCACCAACGCGCCCCAGTTCCGCAAAGGCGCTCGACAGCTTTTCGTTGGCTCTGTTCGCCGCCATAACATCGGCGTTGGTTTCCTTGTACTGATCAGACGCTTTCTTGTATGTGCCATTCAGCGTGTCCATGATAAGCTTCTGACGCTCCTGTTCGGTGCTGCAAGCGTCAAGCTTTGCCTGAAATTCCTCTTCACCAATGCCAGCCCAATTCAGCGCATCAACAAGGCCACCTGTAAGCTGCCCCGTTTTTGCCGTCTCATTGGCTGCTTCTGTCAAGCCCTCAATGGGCAAGCTATCACCGAATGTCGCAAAAACGCCAGTGCAGATGTCCGTCCATGTCTGCAAATCCTTTTCATTGTCGGTCATCACCGCCAAATGGTTTGCAGCTTCAACAGATACATCTGTATCACCCAAAACGGCCTGTAAATCCTGATAGGTTTTCTTCGCCGCTTCGGACGAATGGCCATTTGTGACAAAGGCAGTGTCAAGCTTGCCCATTTCCGTTCTATATTCTCTGGAACCTTCAATTGCTGCTATCCACGCACCGCCCAACGCCACGCCAGCGGACAAAACAGCCTTTCCGATTTTCAGCGCCGATTCACCGATCTTCTTGAAGGAAGCATCCGTTTTCTTGCTTCCCTTATCCGCTGTTGACGCAGTTTCTTCAATGGCTTGCTTTGCCTGTGCATTGTCAACGGCGATTGTGCCTAACAGCTTGAACAGTTCCATGTTGTTCCCTCCCTAAATTGATAGGGCAGGGAAGGGGCTGCAATTCATTCTTCTTGTGGCACGAATGATGCTATCTGTATGGATTGCTTGACGATCTCGGTTAATTCCTTTTTGCTAGCCGCTTTCGTCTCCGTGGTGCTGCTCCGTGTTGCTGCGTCAAGGAACTCAGCATAAGAGCGCTCAAAGTCCTTGTGTAGCCAGAACTCCCACATAACCTTTTCTTCCTGTTCTTCGTTGCGGATGTTGATGACTGCGCCGATAAACTCATACAGCCGACCGGCCTTTATCATCTGATTCAGCAGCACCATAGGGCTTGCGTACCGCTGGAAAAGCAGATCGAAAAAGCGGATGTCCCCTATCTGAGCAACTTTAACGCATCCTGAAAAAAATCTGCAAATTCCTTTTTCTTCACAAGGTCAACGACCATGCCCGTAAAGGTCTTTACAGGTAGCTTTGCAATATCCTTTTCCTTCATGCCGGACAACTGAGCCAAAAGCGCATAGATGTCATTCTTGCATTTGCCGATGTTCGCCAGCAGGATTGTTGCAATGTCAAACGCAACGGAAACGCCGATGGAAACAACGTCCGCGCTTTCGTCCGTTTCTGCATCCGCGCCTTCATCCGTGTTCTTCGCCATGTTCAGAACAGCGGCCTTTACTTCCTCAGATTCAAAGCAAGCCTTGAACTCCTTGATGCCGATTTTGTTGACAATGTTAATCATGATAAACAGATCATCGGCTTCAAGATTGCGAAGCTCATAGGTCTTTTCAATGTTTTCAGGCATTTGCATAACCACGCTTTCATTATTTTTGAATACAAGTAAGGGCAGAATCACTTTGTGATCCTGCCCTTATAGGTCAGGAAGATGCCTTCGGGTAGTAAATACGCCAAGGCAGCGTGTCCAGATCGCCGGTCAGTTCTGCGTGACACTCGAACGTGTACTTTCCGACAGCGCCTTCCTTGTTCTTGCCTTCCGCTTCAAAGCCGGAAGTACACAGCGCATTGTCCATAATGGCAATGATGTTTTTGCCTTCCAGCGTCTTGCCGACAAACGCGATGTTCTCCCAATAGTCCCCGGAAGCGATAGCCGCCTTGGACTGGATCACTTCATAATTTGTCGTATCGTCAGACGTGCCATCTGCGCCGATGGTAGCGGCCTTGATGATGTCCTTGGTCAACTCAATAAAGTTGATCTCCATAGTTGCCGTTTCGCCGGTCTTGACGGTCAGCCCCTTGGTCTTTACCAGTGCGCCGTCAACCTCAACGTTGGTGATCTCCGGCACGATAGACAGCTTGGAACCGCCAGACGTAGCGCCGACAATGGTATCATCGAAATTCCATGCGTTGCTGGTATACTTCAGGCCCTTGTGGATCGTACCAGCGCCAAACATGATGTTTTTGGGAGTATTGGCAGATACGCCGGTCTTGCCCTCCTTGCTCATATCAGCTCACCTTCCATTCTTTGCATTGCAAATTGATTTGGATTTTCTTCAGTTCTTCGTCCCCGGTTGGGACGATTAGAGAATTGCCATAGAAAACGGCCACGGCTGAACCATCGTCAACCATGACCGTTTTCCCATAGACTTTGTTGAAATAGTTTTCGATTTTCTCTCTTGCGTTTTCCAGTGTCAGCCATGTGCCACGGCTAAAGCCCGACAGAAGGAATGTCGTTTCCTGAAGTCCGTCTTCTGTCATTGGTTCCTGTTCCGTGTACTCACCGACAAAATAGGGATATACGATCCGTTTCTTTGTGTATTCTCCGAACTCATATTCAATCCCCAATTCCGTCATTCCGGCTGACACTACTTTCAGAAGATTTTTAGACATTAGTCAAACCTCGCTCTGAAGATTTGTTCAGCCCTTCGGATGATCTTGCCCTTGTTCCGGTCAAATGCGGTTTGGAGCATCCGAACCGGCTTTTTACCGTTCGTCTTGTAGAACTTCTGGCCATCCTTGCCGTACACGATAACGACCTTGCCGTTGAATGTCGGCTTTTTACTGCCAGTTACCTTTTCAACAGGGACATACCATGCACCAACACGGCCATTGCGTTTCAAGGCCCATTCACCTGTTCCTAGCTCCGTCCAGATAGCATTTTCCAGCGGACTACCGACAACGGCTTCCCCTTTTGCTTCATCCACATTTGCCGCCCATGATCCTTTAAGCTGACCATTGTCAACCGGCGTGTTTCTTGCCGTGGCTGACACAAGTTCCGCAGACGCTTCCAGCAGAAACGCGCCCACAGCATCGTCAATGGCTCTGTTTACCTGAAGATGGTTGTCAATAAATTCAACGTCTGCCATTGTCATTGACCCCCTGTGTATTTCAGATAGATTTCAAGCTGTGATCCGCTTCCCATCTCCATTGGATTGTCAATCAGCGTAACTTCGTAGCGCTTGCCGTTGATAACCATTCTGCTGTTCTCAGCATTGATCCCGCTGTCAAGCGGCACATAGTCAGCCACAAAGACATGGGTGGATTCTTGGATTTTGGCATTGAAAGTGGTATGCCGGGAATCTCCGGAAGACAGGTCAAGCCAGCCTTTGAGCGTCTGCATATCCGCCCAGGTCTTTTCATTCTCGCCAATCTCATTCTTGGTGGAAGTATAGACTTGAATCGTTGCTGTGATATTGCCGCCAATGCCTTTCATGCTCTCAACCCCTGTCCGAATCTGGCGCGTTTGTACGGCGCTAGAAAGCCCAACAAGGACTTTGGAAAGCCCATGATGGAATTATCCCCGTCCATGTTGAAATACGTCACAGAATGCCTTGAAATCGTCTCAGAGGACACGCCAACCTTATCACCGTTGCTATACTGCCACTTCAGCATATTCGCAACGCCAAGCTTGACATCCATCGGATAAACAACCTTAGTGACAAGGATGCAGTCATCATCAGCACAAGATTCATTCACCGTAAACGTTGTATCGTCTGTGATTTCCTTCACGGTGCAAAGGCTTCCGTCCTGCAAATCCGACTGTGAAATCATCACCGTGTCACCAACGGAAAACGGAATCAGGCTTTCAGACATGAATACGCCGCCCCGGATGTCAGCTTCAATGCGGAATCCCCGATTCTGGAAGTTGTTGTTTGTGTAAGCCCGGATAAGCAATTCAAGTGCTTGAAGCTTGGCTTCAAGCACTTCGTTTGCTTCGTCCGTTGCTATAAACTGCTTCAGTTCGGCAACGGTCATAATCATAAGGTTTCAGCTCCTTGCTTCTTGTTTCAATCCAACGCTTTTAACAAAGCGACTTGTCACTTCTTGAACTTCGCCAGAACCACCTTGGAAGTGTTGGACAGCGCAACGGCATAGTGCTTGTCAACAGAAATGTCGGTCTTTCTGGACAGGCTCACGCGGTCAGTCTCAACGTTGGTGTCACGCTTCAGGTAGATGGTCAGAGCGGAAGCGTCATCCTCAGTTTCAGCATCGTTGTTCAGCTTGACGATAGGGCAAGCGTAGCAATCAACCTGACTGCCGGTTTCGCCAACCTTCACAACGGGGACCTTCTTGGAAGGCACAACACGGCAGTTCGCAATCATGCCGATCTCGCCGGTAAGGATAACACCAGCCTTGTACTTGTCAGCGCTGATGAAATCGGAATCCTTGCGAAGCTGCGTGACCTGCTTGGGATGGACGAAGATGACCTTCTCGCTATTGACCTCTTCCTCGAACAGGTCAATAGCATCCACAATGCCGGAATACTTGATAGCGGCAGTAGAACCATTATAGACAAGCTGCGCACCCTGAAGGGCGGTCATTGCGTCACTGTCCACCTTGGCAGCAATGGACTTCGCAAGCTGGGTGTTGGTCTCGCCAACGGGATTGCCGTAACCGGAAAGAACAGCTTCGTCCGTCAGCTCAACGGCCTTCATGGCCTTCTTGACAGTGACGGTAGTGGTGGAAGCGGTCAGCTTCACGGTCTCAGCGGCAACGCCTTCAGCGATGTCAGCAGCATCACCAATATAGGCGTACTGCGGCACGGTCACGGTGTTACCGGGAACGCCCTGAAGCGTGGTGTCGATCTTTGCAAAGGGAGCGACAACGATCTTGTTAGCAATTTTAGCGGAAATCATGTCCGCCATGACCTGCGGATTGATAAGGTCAGAAAGCTTAGTAGTCTGGTTAGCCATAGTTTTATCTTCCTTTCAAATTTCAAATTAGTTTTTTGTGAGTTCTGCGTAGGTTTCGGGATTTTCGTTGTACAGCTTCAACCGTTCCTGATAGCTCATTTTGGAGAAGTCTTCCTTCGTCACAGAATCACCGCCGCCCTGATCGTCAGGCAGCTTGTTTTCGATGACCTTCTTGCTACCGGAACCCTCAAACTGCGTGGGGAACTGCGTCTTCAGGCCAGCAAGCTTGTCATCCCAGCCCTTGATTTTCCCGTTTTCATCAAGGGCAAGTTCGCCCTTTTCCTTCAGCTTGAAGGTTAGGTAATCGACATCAAGAGCCTTGGAAGAAAGCAGCTCCACCTTGATAGCAGAATCAAGCTTCGTCTGTTCCAACTCTGCCTGAAGCTGTGCAACCTGCGTTTCATAGGCCGTGATTTTCCCTTGCAGGTCTTCATTGCCCTTACTGGACTTTTTGAGTTCCGCAATCAAGTTCTGCGCTTCAGTCAGTTCAGCAAGTTTGCCTTCGTGGTCAGTCTTCAGCTTGCCATATCTGACATCAAGGTTTTCTTCACTCGCCGTGAAGATTTTGTTGGACTTCATTTCATCCAGGATGCCCTTTGCAGTAGCATCATCAATTCCCTTTGCCTTCAAAAGTTCTGCCAGTGTCATAGTTCTTTGCCATCCTTTCTATACGCTTTTAACGTGGTTGCGTCACGTTAGAAATAGCTCTTTTACATCAGCCACGATGAAATATGAAAAGCGCTTTCCCATCTTTCCTACAAATACCCCACGCATAAGCGCAAGCCTTCAAAAAGACAGGAAGTGCTTTGTCATCCGTTCCATCTGGATTTTGTCTTTCTTACGTCAATGTGCGTGAATGTGGGATAAATCCCAATTCCGCCCCTGTTCGGCAGCAAGGTTTCCGCATAAGCGGCAACCTGCTTCGGCGTAACACCCTTCACGACAATATCAGCAGCCATGCCGTACATATGCTGACTGTACGTTGCACCGCCAACCGACTTGTTCTTTGCAGGTGTTCTGTAAGCGCTGTTGATGGTCACAGCCCTCCCGAAGTGGCTTCTGATCTTCTGAAGCACAGTGACCAACTCAGATGAAATGAAAATCGGGTCAGAACCGTCACTGCAAGCGAACTCTTTCGCTTTGAAATTCGCAGACAGGTTCTTGGAACCGTCTTTCGTCTTGCTGTAAGTTTTCACACTTTCACCGTTCACGTCTGAATCAACCTCACTTTCTCCTTTTTTGAGCCAGAAGCACAACACATTGTGAACCTTGCGTGTGCTGGTGATCTTGCCGCTTGGCGTGATACACTGACTGCTTCCGCCGCTGTCCAGCATGATTGCATCCTTCCAGCCAAGACAATACTTCTGCAAGGCTTCCGGTGTCATTGCAGAAGCAGTCCCATCCGCAGAACAGAAGATGACAGTTCTTCCATCATGGAGCGTACCAACCGCCGTTCTTCCACGCTTGCCGCCCTGGGCGGAACTGTACAGAAGGGAAGTAGCTTTGCCGTCCTTCACAAGCGCCGTACAGCAGATGTAGTTTTCCAGGTCATCATAGCTGTTGACCATTTGAAGCTTGCTGTCATTCGCATTCCAGCCATAGCCCCAATACTTGTACTTGTCCGACACATAAACTTTCCCGTCAGCCTTTAGATGACACAACGGCTTGAAAGTTGTCATGTTGTAAAGGCCACCGTTGATGACTACATCACAGCCGGTTTCTTTCTTGATATCCGCAAGAGACTTCTTCCTGCTGTTGATGTAGACTTTGACCTTCACGAATTCAAAGGCGTATTCCATCTCATTCAACCGTCTCTTCCGTTTCCTTGCACTCAGGCAGACCGGCAAGGGAAGTCAGCAGGGAAAGCACACCGGCCAGGGCGGATGCAGAAGCAACCATCATCCAGTCCACTTCAGACATGACAGCGGTGGTTCCGATGGTTGCAACTGCGGTCTGTGCAATGGTCTTTACTGCTCTGACAGCAGCGGCCTTGATCCAAGTTTTCCAACACTTCTTCATAGTTCTTCATCCTTTCTGTTATTTCAATCCACGCACTCCTTGTGGGGTGTGACTGTTAAAATAAAAATCAGATGTTCGGAAATACCGAACACCTGATTTTAACTTGCCTATCATTTTCGTGACCTCACGAAAATGGTCAAACACGTTGAAAACACTGCATTTTTTAACTTGCCTGTAACTTGCAAACGCACGATAAACGCATTAAAAACACACACCGTGCGTTTTTTGTGGCATAGAAAAAGCACCGTGCATTTGCACAGTGCTTTTTAATAATCTGAACCGTCATTGTATTCCGGCTCAGATTCCGGCTGATTGGTTTTAATGCAACGGTTGATTCTTTCAATGATTTCTTCGTCAGTTTTGGTGTCAGCAATCATCAACGGATAGTTTTCACCAAACTTCTGATAATACCTTTCCAGCGCTTCTTCCATTACTTTATGACCCCCAAAATAGTCCTGAAAACTTTGTAAGTCTCAGGAAAGTACTTCTTGATGCAAGCCAAAGAATCAGGGCTTGCCACTTCTGCCGATATCATTTCTGCAAAGATTTCTTTTCCGTTGTCCCTGTTTTTCCAATAGCTCTTTCCGTGTCCAACGCCCAAAGGATACGAAACACCAATTCCAGCGCCTTCAAGCATATCAGACACATCCGAACGCGCAATCAGTGAATAATTCTTTTTGATTTCATCAATGATGATCTGCGCCGCTTCAGCCTTTGTCGTTACGCCGTGTGCCTTTTTGGTGCTCTTGATAAGGGCTTTAAGTTCATCCTTTGCCGTTTGGCCTAACAAGCCGCCTGACATTCCTTGTATAAATGTTGCTTTCCCGTTGGCATCAAGGCCATTAAAGACCTGCGTGAAAGCCACATAGTTGTTATAGCCGAACTCCCGCGCAGCAAGATAATCCGTCATGTGGCCGTATTCGTGATACAGCACTTGATACGGCGTTTGATAGCTGTTGCCGCTTGCCGCCCTTGCAATATCCAAAGTTACGGAATCAGAAGCAGATGAATAGTTGGCAGTACCACCAGAGTATTTCGCATTGGATGTCTTGAATTTACTCTGATATTTGTTCCATACCGCCTTGACATCAGGATCGGCATTTTGAAGCGTTGCCTTGACAGCTTGCGCGTGTGTGGCTCCGTATGTACTATCTATATACGACACATTCGGCGTTGTGTCAATAGTACCACCGTTTTCAGCGTCTTGTGTCGCTTTTGAAGCGACATTATACTTTTGCTTGAACTCTTCAAAATTCTCCGTCTTATCCAGCCCGAAGTATTCAGCCCTTTCTTTCAGCGTGTTCAGTTCTTCGTCATCCAGCGCCCACCGCGCCCGTGTGTTGGACGTGCAGCGGCAGTTTACCACTTCGGCAGCTCCACCGGACGGATCACCGGGGAACATCAGACCGTTGGAAAACTTTTCGTCTAACTCCTTGATTTCTCCGTCAACTCTTGCGTGGGAATCTCTTGTCCTTCCGTCAAGTGTCGCATCCCACTGTTTCAGCACGTCAGCGCCCTTCTTCTTTGCCGCATACTGAGCATCCCGTGAAGATGTCTGCTGTATTCTGTGGCCTTCTGTCCTGGCAATGGTCTTTGCTCTGGACAATGGAGCGCCGGAAACTCCCTTAATGTTTCTGGCAATATCAGAGTAGGGAAGGGAAGATGCAATACCCCGGCTGATCTCCTGTGCGATGGACTTCTTCAGCTTTGCTACGTCCACGCCAAGCGCGGCATATAGGCCGTTGCTGACCTTGGAATCTGTCAGAACAGCCTTGACCGCCGCCGCTTGGTCAATGGGAACTACCAGCGGAACGCCCTGACCGGCTATGTCATACATTGTGCCAATATAGCCGGTTTCATAGCATCCATTCAGGTATTTGTCAATCGTGGCGTAATTATCTCCGTGCATCTTGTCCAGAATGCCGCTGACTTGCCCCTGAAGCGCCTTCTGATAGTTCTGCTGGTAAATCTTTGAACGCTTCTGCGATTGCAGCAGCGTCCTTGTGGTATCGTCCAGGCCGTCTTGTGAAAGCGCCTGGTCCAACAGGTCAATGTCAGCCTGAAAGCCCTTGACCTTTTCGCTGATGTCTTTCAGCGCCGCTGCATACTGCTTTTCAAGCTCCTTGATTGCCGCTTCTTCGGAATCAAGAAGGGACTGCTGGACTTCTTTTTCCCATCTATTCACATCACATCACCTTCCGGCACAACACCGCCAAGCGCCTTCTGCGCTGCTGCTGTCGGATCTTCTTCAGGCGCGGGAAGCTTATCCTTGATATCGTCATAGTCCAAATCAAGCGCTTCACAGATAAGCTGCTTTGTAAGTTCATCGCCAAGTTGCGCAGAAGCGTTCAGAATGGTGGTCATCCTGGCTTGCTGCTCCTGCGCCTTGGTCAAGTCAATCTGCGCGTTTTCCTGCGCGTTTGTGATGATCTCACGGTCAAATGTGAAATAGATGTCCTTCTGCTCATAGTCCGTGCCTTGCGTGTCGTTGATCTCTTTCAGCACCAGCTTCAGCAACTTCCGCATGAACTGTTTAAGGCTCGGAAGAAGGCCGTCACACTTCAAGTCAAGGTTTGCATATGCGGACTTGATTGCAATGCTTGTGGTTGCGCTGGTGTCCTTCAGCGCTTCCGTGTTCACTCCCATACCAAAGCGGAAGATGTTCTTTTCGTCCACTTCCATCTTGGTTTTCCGCGCTTCAACCGGGATGTCCACGGTCTTGATGTCAATGCCGCCTTCAGGATCAACGCCAATGTGCTTCTTCGCCTTGATATTCAGCATCAGTTCATCCAGATTGTCACCCTGGAAACCTCTGACCACATACAGCGCTTCGTTGGTGTCCTGAATGTTGTTGGAAAGACCGGCATTCATCAGGTCATAGTCATCAATCAAGTCCTTGATTGTCTTCACGCCGCTGACCTGCTTCTTGCCGTTGTCCAGCCGGAAGAAAGGAATCAGGCCGTAATCCTCATAGTAGGTGCTTGTATCACCGTCCTTCTTGTATAGGATATGCGGCCTTGGATTGATTTCAACGGACTTGTCAAGCTCCATTTGCCCGTCATCTTCTTGGCAATAAAAAACAGTCTGGGACTTGTCCCAAACCTGAATGCGCTTGATTTTCTTGTTGTCCTTGCCGATCCGCTCAATGTACCAGAAAATCACATAAGCGCATCCATCATCTGTTTCCTTCTCCCGGACTTCTACAACACCGATGCTGTCAGCCGTTTGGAAGGCCGTCCTGTCGTTTTCGTCCTTATAGGCGTACATATACTCAAAGCCCTTAGAAATGCAACCTACAAGCAATTCATACAGTTCAGCGGCAAAGGATTCATTTTCGTTGAAATATGCGTCAAGCTCCGTCTGAAGCTCCGGGATGTCGGACTTCACAAAGCCGTCCTTAGCAGAAAGCATATACTGTGCTTGCTGATCCGTCAGAAGCTTGAAGAAAGGATGACTGATTCTGATATTGCTCTTAGTTTTATCTTCCTTCAGCTTTCCGTCTGCATCAAAGAAGAAAATCCGATAGTTGTTAATATCGTGGTTTCCTTCGTAGTATCGCAAGCCAACCTTCGCAAGCCGCTTCTTGGTGCTTGCTGCATCGCTATCAATGAATGTCTTGATTTCTTTTACTGTCAGCATAGGGGATCACCGCCTTAATTCAAAAAATCACGCTTTCGCAATCTGGCGTTGTATGTATCTTCGATTTGTGCGATAGCTGCAACCGCAATCTGATTTTCAAATTCTGGGTGATGATCGCAATAATTTTCGTAATGCGTAATGTCACCCAAAATCTGTTTGAAATGCTCTTGACTGTGATTCTGTCCAAGATAGATTTCATCTGAAAACCTGAGAATCCGAACGCGGCAATCTTTTGCATGAATTTCCCGGTTTTCATCACGAATTGTGTCAATCTCAGATTTCATGGTTTTCATCTGAGCAAGTAGGTCTTTGTTTATCTGCTTTCCGAACCACCCCAGCACGGCAGACCACGGATTGATTTTGACCGGCGCAATCTGGATAAGCGTCAGGAGCAGCAGCATTCCACCACCGCCCCCGTATATGATTTCTTTCGCTGTCATTGTGTGGCACTCTCTTTCATTTTGTATTTATGATTAAGTCAGCCACTTCTTGACTTTTCGCCAGCCTTCAACACCGTACCGCAACGCTGCCATTGCGTCATCCTGAAATGGGACAGGTTCATCAAGATATTCACCTGACTTATCATCTTTTTTCCATTTCCATTGCTGCAATTCCTTTATGGTATTCACGCAATGCGGATGGACATATATCTTCCGCTGCTTTAGCCAGTCAATCTGTGCTTTGACTGACCCGGCAGAACCGCCCTTGTCCACACCCCTTGCACGAAACCCGGCTTTCTGCCACATCTTGATTCTGTCCGGCTCTGCGGAATCACACCACATCTGGTTTTTGGTTGGGACATCTATGTCCTTTGCAAGCTGGATGATTTCTGACGTGTCCTTCTCAAAGACATAGATTTCAGACAGAATGTGAATGTCATCATCCTTCATGCCAAGCAACAACAGTGCGTTTGCATGGTTGAAACCGAAGTCCTGACCAATGGCAATGTCATCATAATCATTCAGGTTTTGGCTTACCTCTTTAACCTCCCAATTATGGAGAATTAAGCCGCCTATTTCGCCCCATTCCCCAAGGCCATATATCTGATACCCTTCAGGATCAACGGCCTTCCTGCGCTCCATACGGGCCTTGTAAGCGTCATCTATGAAGCGGTTCATTAGATAGGTGCTGTGATGGGTCAAAACATTGTCATCTGGAATATCAAAAAAGACCTTCTTAATCCAGTGATTCTTGTTCACTGGATTGAAGGTCATTCTGATTTGATAAAACTGACCGGGCGGCAATTCGCCACGCAAACGGTCATCTATGATTTCCACATCGGCCTGTGTCAGCTCTGTGGCTTCCTCGCACCATACATCTGTCAGCTTGCCACGCTGGAATGTGATTGACTTCAGCTTTTCACGCTGCTTGTCATCGTTCATCCCACGGAAGATGATCTTGTTTCCGTTGGCCTTGCAGGTGAGCTGCAACGGGGACATATTGATTTGCCAGTACCGTTCCGCTTGATCTCCAAACATACGGTAAATAGCACCGGTCAGCTCTGCAAAGGTGCTGTCGCGGTTGGTGATATCAGATTTGCGAATGCAGACAAGGTTTCGGCCTTTGTCACGCATTAGCCGCAGAATGTAGTTCTGCGCTGTGTCCACGCTCTTTCCAGAGCCAGCAGACCCTTTCATCACGATATAACGCTTCTGGCTTCGGTCAACTTCTTTGAAGCAGGGATTGGCCTGAACCTTGATGTTCATTCGTCATCATCCCCGTAATCAACAGTGATGTTCAGGTCCATGTCAACTTCCTGCTGCACCTTGTCAGTAAACATCATGTGCGCCTTTCCAAGAAGTTCCGCAGCTTTCAGCCTTTCCTTTTCATCAGGCGCTTTCTGCATTGTCCGTGCTTCTGAGCATCCTTCACCAACGCCTTCCACAACAACTACTTCTGACACGGACTGACCACGCAGGACGGAAGTAAGATAGCGCATCACTTCCGTCTGATCTGCAATCAAGGCCGCTTCCTTCTCCGCCATCCGTTTTTCGATGTATTCTTTTATGTCAGGTTTCGTCAAGTTTTCCTGACCAATCTGCTTTGCTGTTTTTTGAGAATATCCGGCTCTGATTGCGGCCTGAGTAGCATTCAGGTCAATCAGATATTCGTCACAGAATCTCTGCTGTTTAGCAGTTAGTTTCTTATCAGCCACAATCATCACCTTTCTTTCAAATATTTCAAACGATTTTAAGTTTTTTATGCCATTCTTTTAAACTCAATTGAAAAAAATGACTGTTTTTTTAATTGAACATCAAATAAATTAAACTAACTAAAGCTAAATAGTTAGCTTATTTATTTGTTAAACAATATAAAAAGCCCAATAGGGAAGACCCTATCAGGCTTTCTAATTATGTCAGTATAACAATATCACAGAATCAATATGAAATTCTATGAAATTTACTGCACACTTTCTTTTTTTAGGATTTCATTTACAGCCTGTAAAGCTTTACCATGAATATTGCACACGTTCCTATATGACATACTCATTTCATTTGAAATCTGCTCAAATGATTCACAATGGATATATCTCTTGTATAGGATGTTAAGCTGATCTGGATTACTGATCCTATCAATGACATCCTTGACAGTTTTCTTTTTCTGGATGAAAACATCAATGTCCATGTCAATTTCCCTGTCCAAGTCAATAATCTTTGAAACAGCGTCCCCCATTTTATCCTGTTCCCCAGAACCGGAAACATGATCTGAAGACCAAGATGATGTAATCTTCAAGGCCAGAGCTTGCAGCCGTGCCTTTTCTTCCAGCTTATTGTTGATATGGATATCACACAATCGGACTTGCTTCAAGAAGTCCTTTGCGGGATTGCTTTTTTCAGCTTCCACATAATCACCACCGCATTCAGCAATATTTGATATCAATTTCCGCTTCCGTCTTCAGCGTAAGCCGGTAGTCCTCAATAGTCGCATAGTCACCATTGATGGTGTCGAACCGATCCAAGATTTTCTGAAGTGTGCGCTGCACATCGTCTTTGTCATGCCCCATGTCCCAGAGGACGGAAGCAACAGCAACGGAATAGGCGTTCACCGTCTTCCTGCGTTCGCTTTCCTCAATGATGGACGTTGCTTGCTTTGGGATTCCAAGCGTTCTGCGCTGCTTTCTATTCATCAGCCGTCACCGTCCTTCCGTTCTCCGTAGCTGCAAAAATCGTCAGGCCACACACCATCTGATTGATTCGTACACCACAAAACGCCCTCGGCATACGCTTCTTCGATCCTGTCTTTCCGGTTTAGCTTCCTACAGCTCTTGCAGTCCTCACACCGCACCACTGGCACAGCGTCAACGGTGTGGATACTGTCAACCAAGTCAAGGATTGTATCTTCGTCAACGGATGACAACGAAGCATCCATGAGCGCCAGAACAAACTTATCAGCATCAATCAGCCGCATTGCCGTCACCTCCGTCCATTCGTGCGCCGCACATAGGGCAGTATAGGAAGCTGTGCGCCCCGCAAGTAAAACCGCACACGGAGCAACCATATAGCATAGAATCTGGAATGCCGTTATCTCCCCACCGCCCATGCACTACCGGGGCAACATCGGCGGCTGGTGCATCGTCAATCATACGGAGAACAACCGCAGCATCTGTTTCCGTTTCCATCGTATATGCCATTTCAAGCATTGCCATCTTGCGGATATAGCTCCGCTCAATATATTCAGCCATTGAATTTACCTCCGATTCCTTTTCTTCCGTGTAGCAATAACAGCTTTCTTTTTGACTTCATCAGCATCAAATTCATAGAATCTGTGCTTCATGCTTTCATCAATTTTCTTCTTGTGCTGCTCTTTTGCGGCTATGTAGCTTTCGCAAGTGCTGTGACATCCAACCGCCCTGTTATGGCAATCACGGCAATTTCCTTGAAATACAATCATCCTGCACACTCCAATCAAAGGCCAAGAATTTTGTTCGTTTCAAGGAAATCATTTCTTCCCATCTCTTTCCGCCTGGAAGATCCGTTGACCTTTACAGGATGACAGCGTTCCAGCATCCTATCATAGACACGCTTCTTTCTGATCTCGCAGGATTCCGTCAGTTGCTTCGGCGTGTAGTTGCTTGTGATAATCATGGGGACCTTTGCCCTGTATAAGCTGTCAATGATGGTGGTGACATTTTCGTTCATGTATTCCGTGTCACGCTCTACGCCCAAATCATCAATGGCAACCAGGGAAAACATATTCAAGCTGTCTATGTACTCTTGTTTACCTTCCCACATCCCGGCAATCTGATTTGTCAGCCTGGAAAAGTTGGTCATCAGGCAGGGATAGCCTGTATTGATTAGAGCGTTGACGATACAGGCGGCAAAGAACGTCTTCCCGGTTCCGACATCTCCGTATAGCAGCAGACCCTTCCCGTTTTTTCGGAATGTGTTGAAATTATCGACATAGGCTTTCATGGCATTCGTGATAACCGGCATTGACCCATCATCTGAATCAAATGTACAGTTCATTAGTTCTTTGTCGGGAAAGCCAACCGCCCGATTGCTCATCACTCTTGTCATGTATTCCTGTCGCTTCTGTTCTTCCCGCAGTCTGTCACGCTCTTCCGCCATGCACTGGCAGAGACAGTTTACCGTCCTGATCTTGCCGAACAATTCAAACCGGCTCTGACGTGCCGTGTGACAGCGATTGCAATACAGCAAGCCATCATCCCCTGTGTGCGTGTCGCTATCCGTAGGAACAATGGAAGACAGGTTATCAATGACGTTTTCCATGTTCATTCATATCACCCTCATTTGTAGAAGTCTTCAGGATTGCCATAATCAACGGCAGCGGTTCCCTTTGACTGTTCTTTGTCTTTTCTGGCCCAATTCCTGATCGTTGCATAATGGCTCTTATAGGATTTTCCTGTGGATGCTACATAGGATGACAGCCGTTCAATTCTGTCTTCCCAATCAGGATATTCGCCCTTCAGCTTGTCCAGCTCATCATCAGTCAGAAGAACGTTGTTGTATTCGCCGTACTTGTGCTTGACGGGCTTTTTCATAGAATTATCGTTAGATAATTCTTCTTTTTCTTTATCTCTTTCTTCTTCTATATCTATATCTGTTGCGTGACTGTCACGTGATGTCACGTGACAAGATTCAAGAAGTGCTGCTTTTGCCCTCTGACGTTGCTTTCTGATTCTGTTTTGCTCTCTGATTTTATCCATGCCTTCAATGTTCTGATATTCGTCCCATCCGGCAATAGAGAAGAATCCGTTGTCTGTCACGACCATGTTCAACTGCTCCAAAGCATTCAAGGCAAGTTGAACCGTGTTTTCCTCAAAATTCAGTTCATCAGCAAGCATTTTCGGCGTGTATGGGATGTTTTCCGTCAAGAATATCATTCCGCCAGAATTGCACCGTCCAGCCATAGTTAGCAGCATGACCCAAATAAGAACGATGTTGTTTCCGTCCGGCAACTTGCGAAGATGCTTGATTTTCCTGTTGTCAAACATATCGGTTGTGATCTTGATCCACTTGACATCAGCCACCATCATCACCGTCTTCTGTGTTTTCTTGCCGCTTCCACAACACTTCAATGTGACCACAGTTCTTGCAGCGGATAACCTCAACAGTAACGTTCCTGTGTGTTTCTAGGGTCTCATACAGGCACGGGTCAAGTTCATTGACACCATCCGGCTTGATGGAGACATCACCAAAGCTGCATCTGTGCTGCCGCTGGTTTGCAATGATTTCCTGAAGGGAAGCAACGTGATTCTTCAGGTTTGCAATCATGTCTTCCTGCTCTCTGACAGTTTTCTTCAGGATTCTGGCTTCAACCTGGGAGATGTACAAATCCATTTCAATGTCATTCATCATAGCAATCTCCACCTTTCCAGCAAAACCTTGAACTGTTCATCGGTGTATTCACCACGGTTGCGTTTACGCTTTTCGTCCCGGTCAAACAGGGGACAGGAAACGATTTGGTATGTATCGCAAACCCTCACTTTTTTATCAACGATTGACTTCTGCACAACCTTCTTCGCCTTCCAACCGGGGACAGGCTCAAAGCGTTCAGACCAGGAGCATCCGCCACACGCTTTCTTGCAGTCAAAGCAGATATTTGTCTTCCAACTAGCGGGGCGGGGCTTGTCCCCCTCGTCCTTCTGGATGCTGTACCGCTTGATATAGCAGCTTTCGTCATAGCGATTCTTTACGGCTTCCACCGTGCTTGTAATGGGATAGCCCTCCTTCTTCAGGTCCGAAATCCTTGATGCAAGCCGCATCACGCCCAAATCCTGCAAGGCTTCAAGCTGCGTGATGGAACCAAATGTGTTGATATAGTCCAGCACTCTTTCCGCCTGTGTTGCTTTTGCCATGCCTAACACCCTTTCCGTAGCCCCGCCCCACCATAGCAGGGCGTGGCTATTTTTAATTAAATGTTGCAATCCGCAGAGGGCTTGGAAGTTCCGGTGACGGGACAACCATTGTTGTATCCAATACACCGCTTGCAGAACTTTTCATGCCCGTCCTTGGGATAGTTGGTGGTAACGTTCTTGACGGGTTTGTGATAGCCGGTCTGATGGTTGGTCTTGGTGTCCTTCATCTTTCATTCTCCTTTTCACCCGTAATCAGTTCAGAATAGGGAAGTGCTTCGATCCAACGGCAGAAATCACACCATTCATCCAGCTTGTGATTCCTCCGGCTCTTGTAAATGTTCGCCAGGACTTCATAATTCAGCATGACCGTCCGCTTCTGGTTGTAGCTTTCTGGAAGCAGTTGTAAAATTGAATACCAAATCTGCTTTTTGCTTGCTTCATCCTCGCAGGTAAAATATGAATCTCTCAGCTCATTCAGCGTGTCAACGATTGGTCTTGCGACTTCTTCAAAGATATTTACTGATTCTGCATACTTGTACTTGTCATTGATGATGTCATTGATGCAAGTGTGAGAAACTCCGTATTTCTTTGCAAGTTTCCGTTTGCTGAACATTCCGGAATCCCAAAGCCGTTTAATTTCTTCACGCTGATCGGATGTAAACTTACCTTGATACGTTGTTACCCGCTTCGGCTGAAGTCCATTTTCAATAGCGTGTTTTTGATTTTCAGAACTTGTAACCCATTCAAGATTATCAACAGCATTGTTCATTTTGTTTCCGTCAATGTGGTTGACTTCCGGTTTACGTTCTGGGTTCCGAATAAACGCTTCCGCAACAAGGCGGTGGATTGGATACTGATTCCCGTGCAGCGTGGCAAAGATGTAGCAATCTTTATGAACGCTTCCGGATAGAACCCTTGAACCGTGGCGAACACGCCCTTGATTGCTGACATCATAGTCAACATCAATTTTTCTCCATATCTCCGTTTCTTCGTCAACTTCCGGTCTAAACTGCCTTACTTCGTTTTTGTATCCCGGAAGCTTGTCAAAGCTAAAATCAGACATTTCAAATGGTTTGTGAAGAAGCTTGTGCATCTTTGAACACGAATTTGCAACTGTTCCCACTTTGTAAGTGTCATATTCAGACCACCAATACAGCGGTGCTGTCAAATCAACATAGACCGCAATCATCCGCATGAACTTTCGGTGATCCGTTCCGGCGTTGCGAAGACGGCGCATCAGGTCAAGGTCATTGATGCCGATGATAAAAGCTTCACCAACGGCACCGTCATGCGTGTCAACATTGCCGTATGTAGAATAGCTGTCAGACTTGTCCCATGAATTAAGGGGATTGCGCATACCACGGATAGCGGGTTTCCATCCCAGAACTTCACTATTTTCAATTCGGATCATTCGGTTCACCCTCCAATTCCAAGAACTTGTTCAGATACCAGATAGCCTTCTTTACGTCTTCAGCAGGCGTTCCGTGCTTCTTGGTACAACGGTAGATGTATTTGAAGGCATTGCAAAGGCAAAAGCCCTTTGTGTCTTCCAGGCCGATTGCTTCACACATGACATCAATACATTCAAACTTACCTGTTTCATAGTGCGCCGGATGATTTACGTTGTCATTCATGCCGTCACATCCTTCCCGTGCTGCCGATGCCGCCCCGGTCTTCATTGCCCAGGTGATCCACTTCAAGCAGGTGGATCATGGGCTGATGCTGGATGATCCTGAACTGGCAAATCCGTTCGTTCTTGTGGATGGTTGCATCCTTGACGGCGAAAGCGGGGAAGTGCCATTCATCACCGTCACCGTTATAGGATTCATCAATGATCCCGATGCCGTTTGCCATCATGATCCCGCGCTTGAAGGTGCTGCTTCTGGATGCAACCAGGGCTTCATACCCGGAAGGAAGTTCCATTGCAATCCCAAGCGGGATCATTTTGAATTCCCCGGCATTCATGCTGACATCTTCAGCAGCACGGAGGTCAATCCAGTCACCAACATTGAATCTTTCAATCTTCTGGATATCCCGCAGATAACGAATTCTGATAGTCTCCATGAATCTATGTATTCCTTTCAAACCTCTTGTGGTTTCTTCCTCCACCGTCTTTTTCTTCTGTTATTTGCCTGTTCTTTTTTAGTTGCCCATCGGCAGTTTTTGGGAGAATACCCCTTGTCATTGTTGATTCTGTCAATACTCAGGTTGTCTTCATAACCGTTTGACATTGCCCATTTTTCAAATGCTTCGAAACTGTTTTTCCATTCCTCGCAGACTGTAATACCCCTGCCGCCATAATCTGCATAAGCATTACAGGTCTTGCAGAAGCACCGTTCTTTCATCTGATACCAGATATGTGCAAGTCTTGTCGTGCTTTTGCCATGCGTGGTTTTTTCTTTTCGCCAATATTCAGACCGAATGCAACCGCAACTTTGGCTTTCACCTCGTCTTAACGTGGTTCCAAGCACATCGGTTTCTTTGCCACAATCACACAGACATTTCCATCTTGCATTTGAATTGTTTGAAGCAACCCGTTCAATTACTGTCAGCCTTCCGAACCTTTGGCCAGTCAGATCAATTAAACGTGACATATCAAATCTCCTGAATTCTAATATGATGGAAGTACAGCATCATTTTCCGTTTGACAACGAACATGGCATAAGCTGTGGAATTCTTATATCCTTTAACATCTTCAACCACTGGAAAGCCAAGTCTGTTCTTGTAAACGAAATCAGCAATATATGAGCATTCCCGTTCAAGAATCTTTCCTTTCTTAAAGCAGCCCTTCTTGTCAATTTCGTTGCACGGTTCACGCTGTGTCGGGATTAACTTGAATTTCACCTGACGCTGAAGTTCTGTAATTTCTCCGGCCCTTTCAAGCAGCTTCAGTTCCTTCCAACGGTTATATTCCTTGATAGAATCAAAGGTTTCCCCGTCTCTGGTGATCTTCTTGCTATGGTATTTGCTCATTCGCTATCGCTCTTTTCGGTTTCCGGCTTTACGATAACTAAATCACCAAAGCAAATTTCGCCGGTCTTCAGCTCTGCACATTCGATGGTTTTGACACAATTCTTGCTGTTGTGATAAAGAGAAAGTCCGGCGAAAATGCGATTTTTGCAGTCGATGAAGGTTTTTGCCTTGATGCCCCAGCCAGCATTGATACCCAAGCCAGCCTTGATACCCTCGCCAGCATTGATGCCCTCGCCAGCATTGATGCCCTCGCCAGCATTGATGCCC